TGGCCCAGGCTTCCATCCCCGTGGAGGGCCTGACGGTGAAGGACGGCGTGCCGCTGATCCACGGCCTGCCCATCAGTAACCTGAGCGACGGCGAACTTTTGGAACTCTGCGTGGACATCACCGTCAGCCGGCCGGGGCAGCTGGGCATCATCTTGGTGGACGGCGCGGAGCGGCTGGACAGCGTGAGCCGGGAGCGGCTCTACGCCAAGTGCAAGGCCAAGGGCCTCCAGCTGATCGCCACCAGGGTAACGGACACTGAAGAACTTGAGGTGGTGGAGTTATAAAATGGCATTTGCCGACTTGACAGGACGGCGGTTTGGCAGACTTGTAGCTCTGCGAAGAGCCGAAAATGATTCTGGTGGGCGAACTGTATGGGAATGCCGCTGTGATTGCGGAACCATCAAATGCATTCGAGCGGCGGCTCTTACTCAAGGACTGACAAAATCATGCGGATGCTTGCGGCACGGGAAATCCAAAACAAGGCTATACCATATTTGGGCAAACATGATTCAGCGTTGCGAAAACCCAAAAAGCAACAGATTTCATTTGTATGGTGGGCGGGGAGTTTCTGTATGCAAAGAGTGGAGAGAAGATTTTATGAATTTCTACTCTTGGGCAATCCAAAATGGTTATACGGACACTTTGTCTATCGACCGAATTGATGTGGATGGAAACTATGAGCCATCGAACTGCCGATGGGCAACCATGTCCGAACAAAATAAAAATCGCCGTCCGTTTGTACACAAAAAGAACAGGGACTCAGAACAGGAGGTTAAGCTGTGAAGACGCATTGGAAGAAGGTAGTTTCTGACCCCAACTTTATCGGCGAGGGGGACTTCCAGGAGGGCGAGGAGAAGGTATTGACCATAGACCATGTCAACGCCTCCGAAACCGTCCAGACCGCCGAAGGCAAGTCCAAGAAGGCGGTGGTTCACTGGAAGGAGCCGGGCAACAAGCCCATGATCCTGAACGTGGCCCGCTCCAAGAATATCGAGAAAGTGGCCGGGAGCGGCTACTTCGAGGACTGGCCAGGGGTGGCGGTTCAGTTGTATATCGAACACGGCATCAAGGCTTTCGGCGAGGTGGTCTCCGCTGTGCGTGTCCGTCCCCACAAGCCCCGCGTTCAGCAGCGTCCGCCCGTCCCGCCCTGCACGGACTGCGGTAACCCGATCCAGCCCGCCATGGGAAAGCCGGCTGATTGGCTGGCGGCCTATACCGCAAAGAACTACGGCGTTCCGCTGTGTGCGGAGTGCGCCCAGAAACGCAAGGACGCTGCGGCGGCAGAAGAGCCGCATGAAAATCAAAACGGAGAAAGCGAGGTAACCGAACATGGCGGAGATGAACACCCTGCCGATGGTGACGGCGAAGAATTACTTTGATCCTGATATTGAGATGGCCTATATGGGCTCTACCCAGGTTAAGAACTTCATGCGCTGCGAGGCGGCGGAACTGGCCCGGCTGAAAGGGGAATACCGGCCCGACGCGACCACGGCCATGCTGGTGGGCAGCTATGTGGACGCCCACTTTGAGGGGAGCCTTGATGTGTTCCAGGCTCAGCATCCGGAGCTGTTCAAGCGGGACGGAACACTGAAAGCGGAGTTCTCCCGCGCCAACGGCATCATCAACCGCATGGAAGCGGACGAGCTGTACAGCCTCCTGATGTCCGGCCGGAAACAGGTCATCCGCACCGGCGAGATTGCCGGAGTGCCCTTTAAGGTCAAGATCGACAGTCTGCTGGACGGGGATATCTGCGAGGAGATTGTCCGGCGGTTCCCGGAAACGGCGTCAGTGATGGGGCTTTGCGATGGGGCCATCGTGGATCAGAAGGTCATGAGAGACCTGGAGGACGTCTGGGACGGCACGGAGCGGGCCTATGTTCCCTTCTGGAAAGCCTGGGGGTATGACGTTCAAGGTGCCATCTACCAGGCCGTTGAGGGGCATTTGTGGCCCTTCCTGCTGGCTGTCGGCACCAAAGAGGATGAGCCGGACCTGCAGGCACTCCACATTCGGGATGAAGTCCTGGCGCCTAAGCTGGCGGAGATTGAGGATGCCGTCCCCCGGTTCCAGGCTATCAAAGCGGGCCGGGAGGCCCCACGCCGCTGTGAGCACTGCGCATACTGCCGCGCCACCCGAAAGCTGACCCGGATCGCCGATGCGGAGGAACTGATGCAAAATGTTGATTGACCTGACTGGGAAACGCTTCGGAAGACTAACTGTTATTTCCCGTAGCGACAGGCCCGGGCACAAGGTTTGCTGGAACTGCCTTTGTGATTGCGGAAATACGTCTGTCGTAGAAGGCTCCAGTTTGAAAAATGGGCGTATCAAAAGCTGTGGTTGCTGGCCTAGAGAAGAAAGCGCATCAAGAGCCGCAAAGCAGTTTACCAAGCATGGCAGCTCGGGAACAAGACTGTATAGGATATGGAAGTCTATGAGGACCAGATGCCTTAATCCAAACAGCAGGAGCTGGGACTCATATGGCGGGCGTGGCATCACCATCTGCCCTGAATGGAATGATTACACAGCATTTCAAGAATGGGCTATATCAAGCGGATACAGAGATGGTTTGAGCATTGACCGTATTGACGTTGACGGGAATTATTGCCCGGAAAATTGCAGGTGGGCCACAGCGGAGGAACAGTCAAATAATAAAAGAAACTCACGGCTTATTTCAATCAATGGAGTTACCCACACTTTGGCCCAATGGTCTGCTATCGCTGGAATCAACAGGGGGACATTGAAAAGCAGAGTTGAATCTGGCTGGAGCGGTGAATCACTGATAAAGCCAGTCGGTCGATAATATGGCTATTATAGCGGAGCAAATAAAAGATATGCTTACCATGGCGGACGTTTTACATATGTACGGCATTGAAACGTCTATCCATGGGCGCATACCCTGCCCACTCCACAACGGGCACGATAAGAATTTCTCATACAAAGAAAAATATTTTAAGTGTTTTGTTTGCGGGGCCGGCGGCACGGTGATCGACTTTGTAATGAAGCTGTTTGATATCCCATTTCGCCAAGCGATTCTGCGCATCAATGCGGATTTTGCCCTGGGGCTCACATGGGATAAGCCTGACCCGGCGGTGCGGTCTGCCATCTTGGAGGCCCGCCGCCGGGAGGCCCGGCGGAAAGCAAAACTGGAACAGCTGGAGCAAAAGTACCGGGAACTGGCTGCAGAGCATCAGTACTGGTGGGACGTGCTGAAATATTTTTCTCCCACCAGAGAAGATTGGGAGGCTGGGTATATCCATCCGCTTTACTGCGAAGCGGTGAAAAAGCAACCGTATTTGGAATACCTGCTGGATGAACTTGAAGAAGTAATTGCGGAGGTGAAAGCGGACCGTGGAAGAAAAGGCACTACAGCCGGGAAACACAGTACCGGCCGTCCCGGACAAACGGCCTGACTTTTCGCTGACAGACTTCAAGGAGGGTCGGGTATTTGAATGGCTGACCGGTTTGAAGTCCGGTTACCAGCAGGCCATGGAGGAACAGGCACTTGCAGACCTCGCCAAGGAACTCGGCTTTAAGGGCTTTGCCAGGTGCCTGAGAGAGTACAGGAAAGAATTAAGAGCCGTCTCCCTGTCCGTTGTCCGGGACGATGGAATCTCCGAATTCTTCGACCAGGCTTTGGAGTTGAATGTCGGGGAATGGACGGCGGACGAGAGCGGCATCTGGCGGTATGCCCAGGGCGGCGGAATCACATACGCCTGCACCCACCCAATCATGCCAGTGGAAAAGCTGGTGTCCATTGATACAGGTATGGTCAAGGTCAAGCTGTGGTACCGGCGCAGTTACTCAGACCGCCGGCCATGGTCAGAGATCGTAGTCCCCATGAGCCGGATCTCCAAGGCTGCCGACATCGTGGCCCTGTCGGATTGCGGCATTTCAGTCACCAGCGGGGAGCGGGCGCAGGCATTGGTGGACTTCCTGCGGGACGCCATCGACAAGAACCAGGATATCATCCCGGAGGTCAAGGCAGTTTCCCGCATGGGCTGGAACGAGGAAGGATTTTCCCCCTACGCGGGGGGCGTGGCCTTCGACAGCGCAGATAGCTTCCGCCCGATATATAAAGCCATAGGCCAGACTGGAAGCCTCGAAAACTGGCTCACAGAGGCCCTGGACGCCCGCTCCTATAGTCTGACTGCCCGCATTGTACTGGCGGCATCCTTCGCCTCCGTCCTGGTGGAGCCGCTTGGATGCCTCCCGTTTTTTGTCCACCTGTGGAGCATGGACAGCGGCACCGGCAAAACCGTGGCACAGATGCTGGGGGCGTCCGTGTGGGCGAACCCCACCGCAGGCGGCGCATACTTCCAGACCTTCAAGAGCACATCCGTGGGCGTGGAGTTGATGGCCGGGTTCCTGCATTCGCTCCCCTTGTTTTTGGACGAACTACAGCTGGCCAAGGACCGCCACGGGCGGATCAATTTCAACGTGTATGAGTTGGCGGCAGGTTCCGGGAAACTGCGGGGCAACAAGTCCCTGGGGCTGGACTATACACCCAAGTGGGCCAACTGCTTCATCACCTCCGGGGAAACGCCTCTGGTGGGTGAAACCGATGGCGCCGGAGCAGTCAACCGTGTGGTAGATATTGAGTGCCGCTATGGAGAAGCCGTCATTCGAGACGGTCATCGCACCGCCAATGTTCTGAAACTCAACTATGGCCATGCCGGAAAGCTGTTCATTGCCCGCCTGTGCGAGGAGGGCGAGATGGATCGAGTGCGGGAACTCTACGAGGAAAACTATGCCGCCTGCATTCAAAGTGACACCACCGAGAAGCAGGCGATGGCGGCGGCCCTGATTATTACCGCAGACCAGCTTGCCACAGAATGGATTTTTCACGATGACCGCGCCTTGGTAGCCCCTGAGCTGGGAGAATTCCTCAAGGAAAAGAGCGAGATCAGCACGTCAGAGCGCGGCTATGAGTATATGTGCGGTTGGGTGGCGGCCCATGTGAATCAATTTAAGGAAAGTGTGGAGCGCGGCGAACGTTACGGTATCATCGAACATGATATTGCTATTATCAACCGCACCATCTGGAACAAGGCGTGTGAGGAGGCGGGGCTATCACCCAAGGCCCTGCTTGGGCATTTGAAGTCAAAAGGGATGATTATCACCGGCAGCAAAGGGTACACAAAAACGAAGCGGATTGATGGAGTGTCCGTTCATTGCGTTTGGATGCGCCTGCCGCCCGATGATGAAGAGCCAGAGGAATACGATGAACTTCCTCTGTAAGTGCGACTTTGCGCGACCCTGCTTTAAGAAAATTCGCACGTGGAAAAGCCGACGGTTTCAAGGGTTTGCGGAACTTTGTGCGACTTGTGCGACTGTGCGACTTTCCCACACATAGGCCTTACGTGCGTGAAGAAAAAATGCGTCCGCCCAAAAGAAAAATTCTCCACGCGCATATGAAAAAAGTGGGGGAAAAGTCGCACAATCGCACAAACCGCCAAAAAGCCAGCAATAGCGCGGTTTTAAGGCGTACAACTCTTGTGCAACCAGGGAAATCGAAGTTGCACGGTTGCACTGAGTGGTACTTTAAAAATTGTCCCACCAGAAAGGCCCACAGAGAAAAGCCCCTGTTTCCAAATACTCTGCGCATTCTGCGGGACTTGTGGGACTGTGGGACTTTCCCCAATACCTACTATGCGTGCGCGAGAAAAAATAATGCGTTTGGGTGGTAGAAAAAATTTCCCTCCCGCGCATATGAGAAAAAACGGGGGAAAAGTCCCACAATCCCGCGGAAACGATAAAAGCCGCATGGCGCAAGGGATTTTACGCGCAGGACATTTGCGGGACATAAAAAAGAAGCGTCCCACAGTTCCACGAAAGGAGAACCAGCATGGAATTGAGACCATACCAACAGGACTGCATTACCACTATTGAAGCCCAGCCCCCCGGCTCTTACCTGGTGCAGATGGCCACGGGACTGGGGAAGGAGCAAGCATGGGAAGATTTCATGATTTGAAAGGTCAACGTTTCGGGCGGTTGACAGTGATCGAAAGGGCCCCCGACAAGACAACTGGATCAAAGCCAAAAGTGATGTGGCGCTGCCATTGTGACTGCGGGGAAGAAACCATCGTGTGGGCTTCTTCTTTGGTTCGCGGGACAACGGTGAGTTGTGGGTGTAAAACCAGAAAGCATGGATTTTCCCACAAAGAACGCCTTTATGAGACCTGGAAAAATATGCGCCGACGTTGCAGTGACCCGAAAAATAAGCGGTATGCGCAATACGGCGGGCGTGGCATCACCATCTGCCCTGAGTGGGACGATTACGCAGTGTTCCGCGAGTGGGCCATGTCTCATGGCTATGCGGATGACCTTACCATTGACCGCATTGACGTTGATGGGAATTACTGCCCGGAGAACTGCCGTTGGGCTACCACCAACGAGCAAATGAATAATATGACCAAAAACAGGATGATTACATATCGCGGAGAAACGATGTCCATGTCCAGATGGGCCGAACGGCTTGGAATCAGCTACGGAACGATGAACCATCGTATCCAGCGTGGATGGAGCATGGAGCGCATCGAATCGACGCCAGAGAGGAGGATAGGACGTGCCAGCCAGACCGTATCAGCAGGAGTGTCTTGACGTTATCCAGCAGCAGCCACCCGGTTCGTATCTTTGCAATCTTGCCACCGGGCTGGGAAAAACCTGGATTTTTACCCACATACCCCGGCAGGGCCGTGTTTTGGTGCTGGCGCATCGGGAAGAGTTAGTCCGCCAGCCTGCGAAGTATTATGATTGCCCTGTGGGATTTGAGATCGCTAAAGATACCAGCAACGGCGAGGAAGTCGTAATTGCCAGCGTACAAAGCCTCGTGAGGCGCTTGGAGCGTTTTGCTCCGAATGATTTTGATATGCTGATTACAGACGAGTGTCATCATGCCGCTGCAAATACTTACCGGAAAATTTACGATTACTTCCATCCACGTCTGCATCTGGGTTTTACCGCAACTGTCATGCGCGGTGACAAAGTCCGCCTTGATGATGTGTTCCAGAAGATTATCTTCCAAAGGGACCTCCGCTGGGGAATCGAGAACAAGTACCTGTGTGACATCCTGTGCAAGCGCGTGGACATCGGCTACGACCTGCGGGCCGTCCACACCCGCAACGGCGACTATGCCCCCGGAGAACTGGACGAGGCCATGGAGGGCACGGCAGACGCCATTGCGCAAACCTACCGGGAACACGCTGCCGGTGCCACGCTGATTTTCGCCGTCAGCGTCCACCAGGCGGAGGAGATCGCCAGACGCATCAAGGGGGCTGTGGTGGTGACGGGCGAGACCAAGGACCGCGCCGCCATCATCGAAGCCTTTACCGCCGGGGAGATCCCCTGCATCGTCAACTGCATGGTGTTCACCGAGGGGACGGACATCCCCAGGGTGGAGACGGTGATCGTGGCCCGGCCCACCCAGTCGGAAAGCCTGTACTGTTTAGACGAAAAAACAGAAGTTTTGACGGAAAACGGTTGGAAATCTGATGTTCGGATTGGGGAGAACGTTGCAGCTTTTGATATGAGAACCGGCGAAATCCGATTTGTTCCTGCGCTGGCAAAGGTGCGCCGGCCGCTGGAAGAGGGTGAGTATTTTTGCTCTATATCTGGGCCATCCGCCGATATCCGCGTCACTAACCACCACCGCATGGTCTACGATACGAAGAATCGCAAAGGTTGGAAAATCCGTGATGCTGAACGGATTGCAGATATGCGGGATGGATGCGTGATCCCGGTTGCTGGACAGAGAAGATTCTCCGGCGTCCCGCTGACGGACAATGAGCTTACGTTTATTGGTTGGGTCATGACGGATGGAAGCATCAATTCTGCGAATGGTCAAATCACCATTACGCAGGGAGAACAGCAGACGGCATACTGCAAAGAGATCGAGGCGTGTATCCGTGCGTGCGGGTTCAAATACACCCGCTCCGTTTATGAGAGGCAGGATATTCACTGGAATGCCAGTGGGAAGTGCGTCCGATGGACGATCTCCAGGGGAGCGCCGCGTGGGAGAGATAAGCATCTGACTGGATGGGGACGCTTGGAACCGTGGCTGTCAAAGGACTTGAGCCCCGCATTGTTTGATATGACGGCAGAGCAATTTGCGATTATGCTGGAGGCCATCAATCATGGGGACGGCCACAAAAACAGATGGGTGTCCTATCATATTGGGAAAGGGAATCGGACATTCATTGAGCGACTACAAATCATGGCGATTCAGCGGGGATGCCGAGCCAGCGTTGCGGTGGAAAAAGCGAATGCAGTCAGAATGAGCGACTTTTATGTTCTGCATATCAAAAAACAAGATTTCGTCAGGATAGGTTCTAAATACGATGGGCGGCCTCAGTGGATAAAGGAACCACATACAAGTGAATCTTGCTGGTGCGTTCAGAATGAACTTGGTACGTTGGTAACAAGACGAAACGGAAAGGTTGCTATTGTAGGTAATTGCCAGATGGTGGGCCGCGGCCTGCGGCTATACCCCGGCAAGGAGCGGCTGGTTCTGATCGACTGCGTGGGCATTACCGGGAAGGCGTCCCTCTGTACGGCACCGAGCCTGCTGGGGCTGGACCTGAGCAATATCCCGGCACGGAAGGCCACGGAGATACAAGGGGACCTGTTCGACCTGCCCCTGAAGATCGCCGCCGCTGGCGACTGCCCGGAGAGCTGGATCAGGAACGTGGAGATTGTCGACCTCTGGGCCCAGGAGCAGAAGTACAACACCCACGACATCAACTTCTTCAAGATGCCGGACGGCGAAATGGTGGTATCCCTGACAGACGGCAAGAGCCTGACGATTCCCTGCCCCAACTCCCTCGGCCTTGTGCATATGCCGGATGGCTCCCAGGTCGGGATGCAGGAGGCTATTGACCGGGTATACATGGAACTTCTGAGGGACTATACGGACTGCCGCCAGCTGTGGGACCTGGAATCGGTCAGGCGGTGGGGCAAGGCTCCGGCCACGGACAAACAGGTCGCCATCATCCAGAGACGGTGTAAAGGCTTCGACACCGCTGGTCTGAGCAAGGGTGACGCCAGCCAGATTCTGAACCGGCTGTTTAACGCACCGAAAAAGAAAGGGCGGCAGAGCGCGTGAAGCGGAGGTGACAAAACATGGCACGGAATAAATATCCTGGTCGCTGCTATTGCTGCGGAGAATGGATAGAACCTGGCTACGGCCACTTTGAGAAGGTCCACAATCCGGTACCGGGGGAACCCAAGTGGCGTATCAAATGCGTCAAGTGCGCCAGCGGACGAGTGCTGACGGATAAAGACCCCGGTGTAATTTGGGCGCAAAAGGCTGTAAAGGAGGCGAGAACATGACGGAGGCCCAGCACCAAGCGATGGTCATGAAGTGGTCTCAGCAGCCAGAAATCCGCTCCAGGTGGCCGGAGTTGGCCTTGCTCTACCACATCCCCAATGGCGGTACACGGGACGCTATAGAGGGCCGCCACCTGAAACAGCAGGGCGTCAAGCGAGGCGTTCCTGACCTGTGCCTGCCGGTTGCGCGGGAGAACTACCACGCCCTGTACATCGAGCTCAAAACCGATACCGGTCGGGCCACAACGGAGCAGAAATGGTGGGGCGAACATCTCAAATGCCAAGGGAATATGTGGCAGGTCTGTCACGGCTGGGAGGCGGCAGTGACTATGCTGGAATGGTATCTCTCCCTTTCTGATGAGGTGGTGACATGAGCACCCCGGATTACAGCTATGCCTTCCCCTGGGAACGAGAGGCAATGCAGGGGGCTGAGATGCCGGACGGGTTGTCCATGTATGACCAGATGGCTTACATATCCCTGCGGACGCTCTATCACGATTACCACGAAAAGCGGATGGATAGGGCAACGGCGTCAGCGGAAAAGCGCCGTATCTTCGGAGCCTGGGACAGGGCAAAGCGTACAGCAGAGTTTGAGCGCAAGCTGGCGTTCTTCCATGCGCGGCTCTACAAAGACACCGAGATGGCCAAAACAGCGGTTAGGAAAGACCCCAGCCCGGAAAATGCAATCAGGCTTTGCAACGTGCTGGATGGGCTGGAGAAGTACAGACCAGAGGAAACCGCACATAGTTAAAGTCAATTCCCAAACGTTTGTGAATTTGGAGGTTTTACAAAATGACAGCGAAAGAGTTAGCTGAAATGCTCTCCGGCCGCGAGGTCGGCGAGGAAATCGTGATGGGCGAGGAGCGGGACATAAAGGACGCTGGCCTGGTCGTGGTCTACGGCTATTCAGACGATTATGAGTGAGCAGGAACTTGTGCGGTTGATTGTTCATACAGTAGCCGATGGATGCCCGCCCGAGATGGACTGGGAGTGCGCCAAAGATTTCTCTGGCTGGGATGGCTGTGAAAAGTGTTGGGCAAAGTGGCTCCAACAGCCTGCGGAGGAGGAAACCCCATGAACTGGAAACGTGAGGCGGCCGACAAGCTGAAAAACTATGAGGCCCACAAGCAAGCCCTGGAATGCCTGCCCAAAGAGATCAGGCGGTTGGAGAGTGCCTATACTGGCATTCGTAGCGCCACCACCGACGGCACGCCCATTTCTGGCGGCGGCAATACCCGGGAGGACTCTATGCTCTCCAACATCGTCCACCGGGATGAACTGAAATGGAGGCTGAAGGAAGCCCGCCTGTGGGTGTCCCAGGTTGACAAGGCCCTGGCCGTCCTGGATGACGAAGAACGGCTTGTTTTGAACCGATTTTACATCCACCGGGCAAAGGGGGCTGTCGAGGCCCTATGTGAGAGCCTAAACTTGGAGAAAAGCGCCGTCTATGACAGGCGGGACAAGGCTTTGCGGCATTTCACCCTGGCCCTCTATGGGGCCACTGAGACGGAGTAAAAAAGCCGGAAAAAAACCGGGCGATTTTTCCGAAAGACCGTGGTACAATGATAGGGTGTAAAATCCTAACTAAGCCGGGTGGCCCCCTCCAACCGAGGGGGTCGCCAATATTTTCGGGAGGAGGTTTCTGGCCCCCATGTTTCTCCTTTGCGTGGGGCATGGTCCGGGCTGGCAGCGGTCGCCAACACGGCCAGCGGCGGGCACATCACGAAAAGGAGCAGCGAGCAATGGAAATGCAGCTGGTGACAATGAAGCTGTCGGAGATCCGTCCGTATGAGCGGAATCCCAGGCGTAATGACCGGGTGGCATCCACGGCGGTGTCCAGCGGCAGCCACTTCCGGATGTGCGATGGGCTGCTCCTGTCCGACCGAGACTATATCAACATTCAGACCTTCCCCCAGGACTATGACTTCATGGGGGAGTCCGTGCAGTATGTGTGCGGGATGAGCGTGCCCCCGGTGATGATGGCGCATATCGCCGGGGAGATCGAGCGGCAGTGGTTCGGCAGGGGGTGAACGCATGGCGAGGCCGCAGAAAGAAATCAGTCAAAAGGATTTTGAAAAGCTGTGCGGCCTCCAATGCACCAAGGAGGAAATCTGTGGCTTTTTCGATGTGACCGACAAGACCCTGGAGCGGTGGTGCAAGCGCACCTATAAGCAGGGTTTTTCCGAAGTTTTTGCACAAAAGCGCGGGGCGGGTAAAATATCCCTTCGGCGGTCTCAGTTCTATTTGGCGGAGAAGAACGCCAATATGGCGATCTGGCTGGGTAAGCAGTATCTGGGGCAGCGGGATGCGCCAGAGGAAAAGCAGGGTGGCGCCCAGGAGGATGACCCCATCACCAAGAGCCTGAAGGAGGCGGCAGATGCTATCTCCAAAGCAAATTGAAATACTGCGCTGGCCATACACCGGCAAACGGGCGCTGATTTGTGACGGGGCGGTGCGCTCGGGCAAGACGTCCATCATGTCCCTGTCATTTATTCTTTGGGCCATGGGGCAGTTTGACCGGTGCTCCTTCGGGCTGTGCGGGAAGACGGTGGGCAGCGCGGAGCGCAATGTGATCCAGCCGCTTCTGGCCATGACCTATTTCGCGCAGAACGGCTTTGCGCTAAACTACACCCGCTCAGACCATGTGCTGACCGTCTCCCGCGGGAAGCGGGGCAACCGCTTCTACGTGTTCGGCGGGCGGGACGAATCGTCCTATATGCTCATCCAGGGCGTGACGCTGGCCGGCGTACTGCTGGACGAAGTGGCCCTTATGCCCCGGTCGTTCGTGGAGCAGGCGCTTGCCCGGTGCTCGGTGGAAGGGGCAAAGCTGTGGTTCAACTGTAACCCGGACGTGCCGCAGCATTGGTTCCGCAAAGAGTGGCTGCTAAAGCTCCGGGAGAAGAACGCCACCCATCTGCATTTCACAATGGATGACAATCCCAGCCTGTCCGAAAGCACCAAGGCTATGTATCGCAGCCTGTACCAGGGTGTGTTTAAAAAGCGCTACATAGACGGCGAATGGACGGCGGGTGACGGCCTGATCTACGATATGTTTGACCCAGATACGCACGTATATCAGGACAGCGAAAAGCCGAAGGGGCTGAAATACGTTGCCACCCGGCACATTGCCTGCGACTATGGAACAACGAATCCCTTTGTGCTGCTGGATATCTACGACGATGGCGAAACTGTTTGGGTGGACAATGAATACCGCTGGGACAGCCGGGATTTGGAGCGCTGCGGACGGCAGAAAACAGACCAGGAGTATACTGATGATTTTAAACGCTTCATGGGGGATGACCCGCAATTTTTCTGTCCCGCCGTGGTAGACCCATCCGCCGCCAGTTTTGCTGTGGCGCTACAGCGGCGGGACGTGTACGTCATCCCCGGTGACAACGATGTGCCGGATGGTATCCGGCGCACCAGTTCTTTGCTTGGCCGCAAGGCCATCCGGGTGAATGAGCGGTGTGAGGGGCTAATTGGGGAGCTGCAATCCTATGTATGGGATAGTAAAGCAGCGGAGAACGGTGTGGAGAAACCCGTCAAGGCTCTGGACCATGGGCCGGACGCGCTGAGATATTACGTAAACACCTGCTTGCCCAAGTGGAGGTACGGAGAGGAGGGATAACTTGAGCGAGAATAACGAATCGGCCATCCAGAGCGTGGTCTCAGATAAGACCGGTGTACCGGTTCTGGATGAGTTTTCCAACCCTTTGTTTCGCTTGGGCTACGGCTCTCAGGCCCCGTTGGAGGCCACGGACTACCCATTGACCCGCATGACGGACAATTACGCCCTGCTAAATTCCCTATACCGCAGCGGCGGGATTTGCAAGAGCGTGGTCAGTATTATCCCCAACGACATGACCCGAAAATGGTACACGCTGAGCGGTGGCATTGGGCCGGAACACCTGAGGACGCTAAAACAGGTGGAGCGGGACACTGGCCTGCGGGAAAGTCTGGACCGTGGCCTGCAATTTGGAAGCCTGTATGGCGGTGTGGCGGGGCTCATCCGCATACGCGGGCAGGAGGCTGTGCTGGACAAGCCCCTGGACCTGAGCGCCATTCTTCCCGGCACGTTTGAGGGTGTCCAAATTTTTGATCGCTGGTGTGGTATTACGCCGGATACGGAGCTGGTATTCCACCGGGGCCAGATGGCGCCAAAATACTACCGCATTGAGGACCCTGAGAGCAGCTTTTCTACTCGGGTGCACCACTCCAGAATCATCCGCTTCACCGGCGGAATTTTGCCGTATTTGGAGGAAATGGCGGAACTGTATTGGGGAGAATCGGACATCGAACCGATTTACCGGGATATTGTTCTTTACGACAACGTGATGGAGAACATGGGCAACCTAACCTTCCGGGCCAACATTGATACGATGGAGGTTCAAAACCTCGACCAGCTTTTTTCCCTTACCTCAACCGAACAGCAGCGGCGGTTCTGGCGGGTTATGCAGGCGCAAAGTGTTATGCAGTCCAACTTTGGGACACGGCTGGTGAACGCCGGGGATAAGGTCTATAACACCCAGTACAGTTTCACCGGCTTTGATCATGTGACAGAGGCTGTCCAGCTCAATCTGTGCGCTAAGACGCATATTCCCATGACGCGCCTGTTCGGGCGATCCCCGGCGGGAATGAACGCTACTGGGGAAAGCGATCTGAAGAACTACTATGAGTACATCGATATCCGGCGGGAAACCCGTCTGCGGCCCATTCTGGAGCAGTTGCTGCCTGTGTTGTGTATGTCTGCCTGGGGTATGGTGCCGGACGATTTGGAAATCCAATTCCCACCTCTGTGGACGCCCACGGCAAAGGAGGCGGCGGAAATCGTGGAGAAGAAAGCATCTGCTGTCCGAGATATGTTCCAGGCCGGGTTGATACAGGCGGATACAGCCCAAAAGGAGCTGAAAGCGCTGTCTGTGGAGACGGGGATGTTTGGCAGCATCACCGACGAGGAGATCGCGGCCAACGCCGGGAAGACGTATCAGGACGTCACTGCGCTCAGAGACCCGCTGGCGGGGCTGGGCTACGGAGGAGAGGAAGCGGCCCCTTTTGAGCAGAATACCGGGGACGGCCTGACGCTTGACTACAAAGGGCAGCCCCGGGAGAAAAACGGGCGGTTTTCCTATGGGAAGCTGGGAGGAAGCTCGACAAAGGGGAAGAAAAGTGGTAAAATAAAAAAACCAGGGTTGAGCCAGAAGGAAAAGGCCCGCGTCAGCAGCGGCCTTCTCACGGATCATCCAAGGTTGAAGTCAGGCGAGATAAAAGTATACGACTATGGAACCTATCAGTATCGTGTTTTTGTAAAAGGCCCAGGGGAATATCACTTTATCTCAAGAACTAAGCTAAAATAGGAGCTGGTTGGGATGAAAAGAAACGAGCAGGAATCGGAATATCAAAAAATCCTGATGGAGCGCTATGAAAGCCAAGTGAAAGATAAACTAGACCAGACCGCTTTACGGGCACTCTACAACGACCCCCAGTGGGAAGGCTATGAGGAAGAAATGCTGGAGTGGGTCAAAGCCCATCCGGACGCCACTTTAGAGGAATTGCTTCGTTTTGATTTCAGCTTCTATGAGCCCCTTGAAATTGTGGACGATGACGAATTTGGCGAGGAGGACTAAATGCCTGCCCTAAACCGCGCTGTGGCCAGCATGGAGCTGCAACGGCTGATTCGGATCTACCTGAAGGCGGAAACTGACATCATCAACGAGATTGGGCGGCTGCGCTCCCTGGGGCTGGCAGACTACCACGCGGAGGCGGCGCTGGCGCGGGTGCAGGCCATTCTGGTCAAGCTGGACGAGGACAGGGGCAGGTACATCCCCCGGATGATTGAGACACAGTTTTATGTCAGGCGCCCGGAGGCCAGAAAGCCCTTGGATGTGCCCGAGGCGGCGGAGAAGCATTTGGCGGGATATCAGAACGCTGCCGCCCTTACCGGGGAGCAGCTGGACATCGTGCAGCGGCTGACGGTGAACCTGACCGGCCAGCTTTTGGAGGCCGACGCCACGGCGTACGCGATGCTGTCCAACGCCCTGCTGGGCCGGGATTCGCCGGACGTGTTCCGGCAGGTGGGGCTGGAGCGGACGGCGGCGATGGAGGCCAGGGGCCGGGGCGCGATCCGGGAGGCCCCTGGGTTCGTGGAAGCCCTGCGGCGGGAGGGCGTCACCGCGTTCATCGACAAAGCTGGGCGGCGCTGGGGCCTGCACACCTATGGCAGTATGGTCCTGCGCACAACGTCCAGACAGGCCGAGGTACTGTCCGTACTCACCCAAGACCCGGAGTGGGATTTGTACAAAATCAGCAGCCACGGGACCACTTGCAAGCTGTGTGCATCGTATGAGGGCCGGGTGTACTCCAAGAGCGGGAACGACCCGGATTTCCCGCCGCTGTCCGCCGCGTTTGGAAAGCGAGACAGGGCAGGGCCGGATTCATTGGACAACTCATGGCTGAACATCCACCCCAACTGCCTCCACCAGATCACCCGCTGGACCCCCATGGGGCGCAGTGAGGAGGAGCTGCAAAAAATAAAGGATTTCTCCAGCTTTCAGAAGAACCCGCCCACCCGCGATCCGAGGACTCAAAAGCAGATTGAGGCATACCGGGAGAAGGAGCGGGGCCGGGCCCGGTGGCTGAACGACTACCGGCAGTGGGAGCGGTACCGGGTGTCGCTGGGGGACAACGTGCCCCGGACGTTCGATACCTTCCTGAAGCACAAGCGGGCGGGGGATGAGAAGTACAAGCTGTGGAAAAACAGTTATCGGGAAGCGAAGCAGCTTGAAAAATACAGCAAAGTGCGGTATCATGAAGATGGTACAGTTGTGGTGACGGATACATGGAAAGAGCATCGGTCCATTCCTGCTACATACCGTCCCAACGCTGTTGTGGAAACGCGGTTTCCGAAAAGGCAAATTGATCGAATTTTTTACGATGGACAGGGCCATATGTCAATTCAGATTCATAGTGGGGATCATGGTTATCCCAAAAGCCACAGGCGCGGTGTCCATGGAGAGCACGCCCATGAATTCGTCTATGATGATAACGGAACTATAATTTCTCGTTTTGAGCGTGAGCTTACGGACGCAGAGCGAAAGGAGAACAGTGATATTTTGTGAAAAGGACGTTAGCCGAATTGCGGGACTATCTACTGAGCCTTGTCAATCACGTGGAATTTTACTGGAATGGGCTACACGGGTTTATTGACCCCTTTACCCGCGAAAAATATATCTTTTCTTTTGGGGAAGATGATCCAGGTACGGAGTTTCGCAGTGTCGATGAACTTCTCAACGCACCCTATATGAATGGGACATCTCTCGCCGAAGTGTGTGACGATGTGGAATTCTGGAGTTGAACTATGACTGAGCAGATGATCGCGGCCATTAATGCTGCCTTAGATCGGGGATACCGGATCCAGTTGAAAAAACTCAAGGACGGAACCATCAAAATGCATACCGTCCAGCTCAAAGAGCTGAAAACTTGATATCGAACCCACGGCGCAATTGAGCGCCGGGAAGGACCAATTGAGGTCAACTGTCTGAGTAGTTTGGACAGCTGGCCTCTTTTTATTTTGCGAGGTGATGCAGTTTGCTTGCCTATTACGGCACGGAAATCAGCCCGAACCAGACGGAGACGGCGGAGGGGTTCCTGATCTGCCGCAACGTCCCCATTGCCCGGACGGGGGAGATGGTGTACCAGGCCCGGGAGCTCCGGCTGGACGGCGACCCGGAACGGCTTGTTATGGTGCACCGCGCCCCGGAGGATGTGTTTGACCCGGCGGCAATGGCCAGCTTCGAGGGCAAACCGGTGACGGACGGGCATCCGCCGGAGAACGTAGGCCCGGAAAACTTTTCCGCCTATGCCCGGGGGCACGTCCAGAACGTGCGGCGGGAGGGGGATTACCTTCTGGCGGATCTGTACATCAACGATGCTTCCCTGGCCAGCGACGTGCAGAACCGGGTGAAGCGGGAGGTGTCCTGCGGGTATCTGTGCATTTACACCCCCGATGGGGATGGATACCGGCAGGGCCGGATCAGAGGCAATCACGTGGCGGTGGTCCCGAGAGGGAGGGCAGGCCACGAGGTGGCAATAAAAGACGCCGCCCAAGAGGCGGAGAAAGGCAGGAAGTACATGAGCAAATTCACAGAGGCTATCTTGGCGGCGTTCGGTGTGGCCGCGAAAGAAGCCGCGACCCAGGATGAGATCAACGGTCTGATCTCCACCACTGCCACGGTTTTGGACGCCGATCCGTCTGCGTCCGCAGCGCCCGAACCCGCTGCCACAGCGGAGCCGGTCAATGACACGGCGGCGGCGCCAGCCTGGGCGGTGGAGCTGAACGGCAAGCTGGACAAGGTTCTGGCGGCACAGGATGCTCAGAAGGCGGAGGAGAAGCCCAGCAGTGAGAAGGAGCTGGATGATTTGGAGGAGCAGCTTTCCGGTGGGAAGGAAAGCGAAGGCAAGGACGCCGCTGTCATCCCCGCCGGTCAGGCGGCAGATGCCTGCGCTTCCTCGGAGGCCAAAGACGCGGCCCTGTCCATCATCCGGGCTATCCGCCCAGCCGTTGCCGCCATCAAGGACACGGGAGACCGGGCACGGGTGGTGGACGCGCTGGTGGAAAGCATCAAGGGTGAGGTCATGGACCGGCTGAATCAGGCAGCTCAGGCCGGGGCCAGAAGGGCCGCAGATGCTGCCAAGACTACCAATTATGACAAAATCTGCGCGGAGCAGCAGGCGGAGTATTACGCCCGCAACCCGCACAAGAAGCAGGAGGGCTAAAGAATGGGCATTCATCCTCAGAACATTGGAAAGACGATGGACCATGGTTTCGCGGGCTCCTACGCCCGCCAGCCGGACATGATCGTGGGCACTCGCCCCGCGGGTGGTACCGAACAACTTTTGTTCGGTGTGCCCCTGAAATATGACGGGGACGGTAAGGTTGTGCTCATGGGTGTGGATTCCGCTGCTGCTGATTTTGTGGGCGTGGCCTCCCGGGAGATCAAGGGCTCTCTGAATTATCTGGATCAGAGCATGGGCAGCTACGCTCCCGGCGAAGCGGTGAGCGTGTTCCAGAGAGGCTGCATCAATGTCAAGTGCCAGAATGGCACCCCGAAACTGGGCGCCCCGGTCTATGTCCGTGTGGCCACGGACCCAGCTATCCCCACCGCAGAAGTGGGCGGCTTTGAAGCTGTGGAGGCTTCCACGGCGGCGGAAAGCGTCCGGTTGGGAAACTGTCAGTGGGCAGGCCCCGCGGATGCCAATGGCATTGCGGAGATCAGGATCATGACGATCCAGAACGCATAAGGAGGGAAGACCATGTTTCAGAATATCGGTACTTTTAACGCCGGAATTGTGGGCGGCGCCAGCGCCCCCGGCGCGGCGGGGATCCCCACAATGGACGCGGCGGGCATTGCTTCCGGCGGCGCTTTCCTGGTGTCTGAGTTAGAAAAGCGCGACACGCTGATCCGAAAGCCTCTGACCAGCGTGACCTATCCCCGCGACATCGTGGTGCAGACCGGCGGCGGCTGGGTGGATTACGTATCCGCCATGAATGTGGCTTATGGCATCACCAGCGGTTCCGGCAGCGGTCCTGTCCATGCGGGGGGCGCCAACAGTATGCCCATCGTGCAGGCCAATATGGAGAAGGGCCTCTATAAGGCCCATGTATTTGCCGCCGCCCTGCGTGTCATGTTTGTGGATATGCAGAAGGCCAATTACATTGGTCGCTCCCTGGATCAACTGCTCCAGGACGGTATGCGTCTCAGCTATGATAAACATATGGATCAGAATGTTTATATGGGGATGGAGGACTATGGTACCACCGGCCTGCTGAACGCCCCAGACGCCGTGGAAACCACCGTTTCCGCCAACGGCGCCGGCGGCTCCACCAAGTGGGCGGATAAGACGCCTAAACAGATCTTAGATGATGTAAACCGTGCCATTACGGCGGTTTGGGCGGCGGCTGAGTATGACGAAAGCGCCATCCCCAACCATATCCTGCTGCCCTATGAGCAGTATACCTATATCCTCAACACGATGGTTACAGACATTGCCACTGAGACGATCATGGATTACATCATGAAGAACAATATTGCGGCCAAGAACGGTGGTTCTCTGTATATCGGTGCTACCCGCTGGTGCAAGGGCGCGGGCACTGGTGACAGCGATCGTATGGCGGTGTATGTCAACCATGAGCGTTTCGTGAAAATCGACGAGTTGGTTCCCCTGGCCCGGATTATGACCGCTCCTAATGCCGCTGAGGCCTGCTACGATACCGCTTATATGGCCAACCTGTCTGAGGTTCAGGTGTTCTATTCTCAGACCCTGGCCTACTACGACGGAATTTAAGGAGGCACTGGAATGTTTATCGCGAGCAAGCGTAACATCATTCTTCCCAGCCCGGATGGCAAAAGACACTTCCGCGTTAGCAGGGACTACGTTGGTGAAATCCCCGATTGGGCGTCGGAGACGGATTACTTCTGCGCCCTGGTGAAGGACGGTAAGATCAGCGTACCGGAAAGCCATAGCGATGCAGACGTGGAGAAAGCGGGCAAAAGGGGCCGCCGTGGCCGCAAGGGGCAGGAGAACGGAGAATCCAGTGGTGAGGCCGAAACCGGAAAGAGCAAGACCGGGGAAGCGGAGACGAACGAGGACGAGTGAGGGGTGACAGGAATGTGCTTCAGGGACAAGTCCCAGTTTTTTGGCGTTCGGGCCGCTGCGGCCAACATTAGTCAGGGGCAGGGGCGCTATACAACGGATCTGTTTCAGGAGGATTTTCCACAGTTCTTTACCATGGGGACCGGGAGCGCCCTTCTCCCAGTAACCATGCTGGAGGAGTTTATCCGTCAGGCCAACGATGTGATCGCCCCGGACCGCTGGAAGGAAAGCTGGCGGTATGCCGCTGGGCTATATGTGGCCCATTGTGCGTCGCTATACCTGCGCACTTATTCTGACAGCAACACTACCCCGATGCAGGCGGCGGACTCCGGGGCGCTGGTGGGTGTTGTGAAGTCCGCCGTCATGGGGGACAGTTCGGTGAGCTACGACACCGACGCGCTGACACGGGCCACGGCTGGCTGGGGGGATCTGAACGCCACCCAATACGGGCAGCTGCTGGCAACAAAAGCCCGTCTTGTGGGAATGGGGGGAACCTACGCCATATGAACTATGGGGATTGGTACACCGACCTTGTGGACGTGCACCGGGTGCGGAGCGTAAAGGAAGGAAACCTGACCAAGCAGGAGCGCGCCGTCGTACTGGCTGGCGTGCCCTGCCGGGTCTACCGCAGCAGCGCCCATCCCCCGCGCATGGGCCATCCCGCCGCCACAGCGGAGGACGGCGGCGACAAGCTGGCCTGTGCCAACGAGGTTGACATACGGGCCGGGGATGAGCTGCTGATCCGCCGGGGGGCGCGGTTAGGCCGGACCCGTCAGACCATGAGGGGCTTCGCCGGGGAACCCGCCTATTTCTATGAGCCCTTCGGGGCGGTCATGCCCGGGTTGGCCCATCAAGAGATTGGACTGCTCCAGCGGGAGTACTTGAAGGGGGATGGTCCGGATGAATCTGGGGGAGGGGCTGGGGGCGAAGGTTCTGGAGCTGGAGAAACACGCCCCCGGTATCCGGTCGAGGCTGTCGGGGATTGCGGAGGGAGCCACCCTGCGGGCTATTGAAAAGGCCGAAGAGCTGACGCCGCCCAACACCTTCGGGGAAGGGGAGGCGCGGGGCGTCAACATGATAACCGGTTCGATGGCCCAGCATTGGGGCTCGGACAGCAGGGCCCGGCCCGCCGAGACCGGCTCCGGTTTCGTCACAGAACTGGCCAACAACATGGAGTACGCCAGTTATGTCAACGATGGGCACCGAATGGATAGGCATTTTGTGCCGGGCCTGTACATCGACCCGGATACCGGGCTGCTGTCCCGCGACCTGGAGCGGGGTGTGGGCCTTATGGTGGGCGCCAAAACCACCTATGTTGAGGGCCTGCACATGACTGACGAGGCCAAAGCGGTGTACGAGGAGGTCGTGGAGGCGGAGCTGGATCAGCTGACACGGGAGGTGTTTGGTCCGTGATCTTCACTATGCAGCGGCTGTCCCGGTCCCTGGCGGACTATCTGGCTCCGGCGCTCCCCGGCGTCACCTTCTACGACAACCCCAACCAGCAGGGTACCGCTTTGCCCGCCATGTTTCTCCAGCGCACCAAGGCGAAAATTGCCAAGAAGATGGGAGGCCGCTTTCTGCGTACCCTGGGCCTTGACCTGGTTGTGCTGGTGGACTACAACCGGACAGACATGGATGACCAATACACCGAGGCGGCGGACATCCTGGACGGGATGATGGAGATCTTTCCCTATTCCAGCGGAGAGAATCAGGCCAATGTCTGGCTGCGCACCTATGAACGCAACTGGTTCATCCAGGACGAAGCGCTGCACTATAAGTTCGACCTGAAAATCTGGGTGGCCAAATCAGAGGATGACATGTTGATGCGGTCCATCCAGTCCTACACCGAGGAGGTATCATAATGGCTGAAAAGATCAAAGAGGCCCCCGTCCGGTATCCCACGGCACAACTGCTGGCCAGCGGGGCACTGAGCGGTTACCAGCAGGATTTCGCCAAAGCCCTGCTGACTGGATCCGCGTACACCATTCAGGAGGCGAGAGCTGCCCTGGACAAATTTTTCAAGGGAGGTGCCCGCTGATGGCAGGCGGAAATTGGACCGCACAGAATAAGATGCGGCCCGGAATCTACATCAACTTCAAGAGCGCCGCGAACCCCACCCCCACCCAGGGGGCGCGGGGGACCGTAGCCATCGCCAAAGCGCTGTCCTGGGGTGGCGCCGGCGTCATGGAGATCGCGGCCGGGGAGGACACCGCCCCCTATACCGGCTACCCCATCACCGCCCCCCAGTCCCTGTTCCTGCGGGAGATGTTTAAGGGCGCCAACGTGTCCGGCGGCCCCACAAAGGTGCTGCTGTACCGTCTCCCGGCTGCGGGCGCTGCTGCGGCATCCGCCAAGCTGGGCGAAATAACCGCCACTGCCGTCTATCCTGGTACGCGGGGCAATGACATCTCCGTGTCCATCGCCGCCGATGTAAACAACCCGGACGGGTTCGTGGTGTCCACCATCGTGGACGGGGCCGTGGCGGACAACCAGTTTGTCAAGGACGGGACGGAGCTGATTCCCAATCAGTGGGTGGAGTTTTCCGGCTCCGGAACGCTGTCCGCCAATGCCGGCGTGACCCTCACCGGGGGCGCGGACGGGACAGAGGATCCCGCCGCCTATGCCGCGGCGCTGGAGGCTTTGGAGCCCTATTCCTTCGATGTGCTGGCCTATGACGGCACAGACAGTACGGTGCGGCAGGCTATGGAAGCGTTCGTCAATCGGCTGGCGGGGCAGAATGGGCGGTACTGCCAGCTGGTGGTCTCTGGAGCCCGGGGTGCGGACAGCCCCTATGTCATCAACACCAACAGCGGCGTGGTGCTGGAGGACGGCGCCCAGCTGTCCGCCAACGAGACGGTGTGGTGGCTGGCCGGAGCGGAGGCCGGGGCGCAGTATTATCAGTCCTTGACCTACGCCGCTTATCCCGGCGCGGCGGACGTGGCCGTCCGGCAGACGGACAGCCAGATTGAGGCGGAGATCAATTCCGGAAACATCGTCCTGACGCGGGAATTTGGGCACGTACGGATTGAGACCGATATCAACACGCTGATCACCTACACCCCAGATATGGGCAAAGTGTTCCATAAAAACACCGCCATGCGGGTGTGCTCCAACCTGGCCAACGACATCTACCGGGAGTTTTCCCTGAACTACCTGGGCAAGGTAAAGAACAACGAGGAGGGCCGGGGGTTGTTCAAAGCGGCCATCCTGGGCTATCTCAAGACCATGTACGACCGGGGCGCGCTGGGCAAGCGGCCCACCGGGGACGACGTCACAGTGGAGCGGGGCGAGGAGCCGGACAGCATTGTGATTACCATCGCGATCCAATTCGGCGACGCCGTTGAAAAGATCTATCTGACCATTTCCGTGTCATGAGGAAGGAGGGATATCTATGAGCTTTCTGTTAGAGCGCGACACGCTTCACGGATCCGCCGGGAAAGCGGTCATCATTCAGGACGGGCAGGTCAAAGACCTGTTCGGTGCCAAGAATGTCAAGACCCAGGCGGAGATTTCCTCCACCGAAATGAAGGTGATTGGGACCAAAAAGGCACAGGATAAACCGGGAAGCGTCAAGCAGACGGGTACTATGACCGTGTACTACGGCACCCCGCTTTTCCTGGATATGCTGGCTCAGTACATCCGCAACGGCGTCATGCCCTACTTCAACCTGCAGACCACCAATGACGATCCCACAACCACTGTGGGCGTCCAGACCGTGGTCTATTACAACTGCAAGCTGAGCGGAACCATCCCGCTGTCTATCCTGGACGCTGAGGCTGATATGCTGACGATGGACATCAGCTTTACCTATGAGGATTTCGAACCACTGTCCACGTTCCATGATCCCGCCGAGACAGGCAACTGAGAAAGGAGAACATCAACATGAGCAATCTGAACGCATTTCTGCACCCGGTCAACACCGTAGATAAGCAGGAGGTCATCGTCTCCGACCGTTTCTGTGACGAGAACGGCAAGCCTGCTCCCTTCGTGATCCGGCCCATCACCCAGGAGGAAAACGAGAAGCTGATCCGGCTGTCCACCCGCCGGGTGAACGTGCGGGGCCAGAAGGTGGAGCGGCTGGACAACGGCGAGTATGGGCGGCGCGTGGTGGTGGCGGCCACGGTGACGCCCGACTTCCGCAGCGAGGAGATGTGCAAGGCCTACGGCACGATGGACCCGCTGGAGGTCCCCGGCAAGATGCTGCTGGTGGGCGAATTCAACCGGCTGTCCGACGCCATCCTGGCGTTGTCCGGCCTGGACGATGACCCGGAGGAGCTGGCAAAAAACTGATGGATGGCGGGGACCCGGACACCGCTTTGGCGTACTATATGTTTGTCAACCACGGCTGGAGGCCGTCTGTGGTGTCCGAGCTGCCCGCCAGAGAGCTGATTTTATTGGAGCTGTTCATGCTTAAGGAGATTGAAGCGCGGAAGAACCCGAATGGAGGCGGTTAAATGGCGGTAATTCGCGAGGAATATGTATTAGGCGACCGGTTTTCCGGCACATTTAACCGCCTCTTGAACCTTTTCCAGCGCTCCAATCGCGCCGCCCAGGCGGCGGCGGCCAGTCAACAGCGGTTCACAGCTGCGTCCGGCAGACTGAATACTTCCCTGGGACGGACAGCGGGCGCAGCTGCGCGGACATCGTCTGCGCTGACCTCCATGAACAGCAAAACAACAGACCTGTCCGGCAAGACGGAACGTGCCGCCAGCGCCCAGGACCGCATGAACAAAAGCATGCGTGGGGGTGGGAACGCCGCATCCGGCCTGACCAAGCGCATTCTGTCTCTGGCCGGAGCCTATGTCAGCCTGCGGTCCGCCCAGAAGTTCATCAATATGAGCGATACCTTTGTCCAGACAAAGGCCCGTCTGGACCGGATGAACGACGGGAAGCAAAGCACTCCCGAGCTGCAGGACATGATCTACCAGTCCGCCATGCGGTCCCGGGGCAGCTATCAGGATATGGTGGATATGGTGGGCAAGCTGGGCACGATGGCCCCGGAAGCATTCAGCAGCAACCGGGAGCTGGTGGCCTTCGCGGAGCAGATCAACAAGCAGTTCACCCTGGCGGGCACCAGCACCCAAGGGGTTCAAGCCGCCATGCTCCAGCTCACACAGGCCATGTCCTCCGGAGTGCTGCGGGGGGAGGAATTGAATTCCGTGCTGGAGCAGGCTCCCACCATTGCCCAATCCATTGCCAAATACATGGGCGTGTCCATCGGGGAAATGCGGGAGCTGGCCTCCGAGGGGCGCATCACCGCCGATGTGGTGAAAGCGGCCATGTTTTCAGCGGCAGAGGAGACCAACGCCGCCTTTGAAAAGATCCCTATGACATTCGGCCAGGCGTGGACAATGGCCTCCAACGCCGCCGTGCGGGCCTTTGAACCCGCCATGCAGAAGCTGAACGACCTGCTGAACAGCGAGCTGGGACAAAAGGCGCTGGACGGCCTGATTTCCGCCTTCGAGCTGCTGGGAAGCATCGCTTCCTGGGTAATCGATCTGCTGGCCCAAGGGGCGCAGTGGGTGGCGGACAACTGGGACTTCGTGTCTATGGTCCTGCAATTTGCCGCGGGGGCGTTGATGGCCCTGGCTTTGGCGTCTGCCGCCGCTGCCGCTGTTCACATGGTAAGCTGGGCGATTGCGAACTGGCCGGTTACACTGCTCATTCTTGTCATAGGGGCGGCTATCGCCGCCATGTATCAGATGGGCATGACGAGCGAGGAGGTTGGAGCAAAAATCGGCGCGGTGTTCGGCTGGCTGTACACATTGGGCTACAACCTCGTAGCGGCGGCGTGGAATCTCATCGCCACATTTGCGGAATTTTTTGCCAACGTGTTTGACAACCCGGTAGCGGCCATCGCCAATCTGTTTCTGGGCCTGTTCAACTTCATTATGGACATCGTTTCCAACGCCGCCGGGGCCATTGACGCCCTGCTTGGCTCCAATATTTCCGGGGCGGTGAAGGGGTTCCAGAACAAGGTGAACGATTTTGTACACAGCATCTTCGGAGAAAACGAGGTCAAAATTGCGCGGATGGATCCGCTGGACTATCAGGCGACGATGGACAAGTTTTCAGCCACTGGGGCCAGTATCGGAAAAGCCCTGGACAATTTCAGCTTTGGCGGCGCGTTCGGACAGGCCGCGAACGGCCCCAGCTTTGACTACAGCGCCATGCTGGGCAGCATCCCCGGCGATCTGGGCGGTATCAAAAATGATACCGGGGCTATCAAACGCAGCGTGGCCATGTCAGAAGAGGATATAAAAATGCTGGTGGACATGGCGGAACGCAAGTACATCAACAACGTCAACCTGACCGCCCAGACCCCGGTCATCAACGTCCACGGGCAGAACACCGGGAACTCCGAGGCGGATGCGGTATGGCTGGCGGACACGCTTCAGCGGATGCTCATTGAGCAGGCGGCCAGCCATACCGATCTGAACTACACGTAAAGGGGGATCCGGGATGGAAAACCTGTACGGCCTGTATCTGGCCCGTGAGGGCACTGTGGTCCGCCTCCCGGTGAACCCTGAGACCTACAAAATCAGCCGGGACAACGACAACGGGGAGTACAACGTGCTGGGGGTTGGACCCATCATGATCCCCCGCACGCCAAAGCTCAAGGCGGCGGAGTGGTCCGGGCTGTTTCCGGGCCGGCCGGACTTTGGCGCGGTGCTTACAACCGGGCAATTCCAGCCTCCCAAGTTTTACATTGATTTCCTGCAATCGGCAATGGAGGAAAAGGCCCGGCTCCGCTTTGTGGCCAACCGCTATCTGGAGGACGGAACGCCCATTTTCGACACCAACATGGAAGTGCTGGTGACCTCCTTCCACACCGAGGAGCGGGGCGGCGAGACCGGCGACTTCTACTACGAGCTGGGTCTGACAGAATACCGGGATTACTCCGCCAAGACGGTAAAGCTCCAGCAGGAAAAGGGCAAGCCCGCCGAGGCGTCATCCGAGGAGACCCGGGACATCCCGGCGGGGCAGCTCACTGTTGGTATGGACGTGACCGTCAATGGAAACTATTATTCTTCCAGCTATGGCGCGGGGCCCCACGGCACCTTCTCCGGATTCCGGGGGAAGATTTCCCGCATCGTTGCCAATGACCCCCAGCGGCCCTGCCCCTACCACATCACCACTTCCAGCGGCGGGGCGCGGGGCTGGGTGAAGAAAGCGCAGATACAGGCGGTGGGCCAATGACCTGCGAACTCATCATTTTGGAGAAGCGGACGGGGAAAAGCTGGGACATCGCCCCCCAGGTGCAAAAGGTGACTTACACCACTAACCGCACCGGGTCTCCCGGCACGCTGAAATTCACCGTCAACGCATCCGGCATTTCCTTTCTGGAAGGGGACGCGGTCCGGTTTTCCGTGGACGGGCAGGTGATCTTCCTGGGCTGGGTGTTCACAAAATCCCGTGACCGCTATGCCGTCATTGACGTGACCTGCTACGACCAGCTCCGGTACCTGAAAGCCAACGCCAGCTACTGCTTTGTGGGCCGGACAGCGGGACAGATCATTCGGGAGATTGCCCAGGACTTCCAACTGAAAACCGGGGTGCTGGATGATACGGGTTACGCCATCCCCACGCTGGTAAAGGAGGACAAGTCCTGCCTGGACATCATATCCGCTGCCATTCAGGAGACGCTGCTGGCCACCGGGAAGCTGTACACCTTCTTTGATGACGCTGGGGCGCTGTCCCTGCGGGAGGCGGGGAGCATGGTGGCCCAGGGTGTGGTTGGGGAAGGATCCCTGCTGTTGGACTACACCTACAAAACGGACATCGACGAACATACCTACAACTCCATCAAGCTGGTGCGGCCTAATGAGTCAACCGGACGGGCGGACGTGTTCCAGGCGGTGGACAGCTCCAACATCGGCAGGTGGGGTCTGCTTCAGCTGTATCAGAGCGTTGACGAGGCGCTGAACAACGCCCAGGCGGCGGCGAAAGCCCAGTCCATGCTTTCCTACTACAACCGCCGCTGGCGCACGCTGAAGGTGTCTGCATTGGGCCTGCCGGGCCTCAGGGCAGGGCAGATGCTGATGATGGACGTACCGAATCTGGGCGATATCAGCCTGTTCGCCCTGGTGCTGCTGGAGAAGGTAACCCACACCTTTGAGAACGATGTGCACACGATGGATTTTGAGGTGCGGGAGCTGGGGGTGTAGCCCGTGGATTTGATTGATACCCTGCATGGAATTGTGCAGGATTCTATGGGGGCATATGGTCTCACAGACCTGACCGTGGGCACGGTGACAAAAGCCTCCCCCCTGGAAATCAAGATTCAGGAGACGATGGCGGTGCTGCCCCAGGAGGTTTTGTGGCTTACATCTGCTGTCATCGAGAAGAAAATCCCAATTCTGGAGCACGAGCACATCACCGCTGGATTCCGGCACAGCCACACAGTTTCCGGCCTGGGCCATGGGCACGGGATAACGGAGCTGGGCCACAGCCATAGCACGGAGGAAGGGGCCACTGGGGAAGCTCTGGGCGGCTCCTATCAGACCGGGCAGGGGCTGGGTGGGGTCTACCCCGCCAGTGATGGATTAACCCAGGACGCGTTTATTTCTGATAAGCGGCTGGACGATATCGCCTGTCTGGAGGACGGGAAAAAGCTCCCGGTCAGGGATGGGTACATCATCCTGAACCGGGGGCTGGAAGCAGGGGATAAGGTTTTGCTGATGCGGGTCATGCGGGGGCAGCAGTTTGTGGTCCTGTCCCGCATTTTCGAGAGGAGGGGCGCCAATGCCAACATTGCCGCAATCCGAAATCGATCTGACGCGGGGCGTCGTATTCCAGGACCAGCCGTCCCTGACCTGGATGGCGGACCCTGTGACCCACCGGATCCGGGGACGGGGGGATAACTACGAGGCGGTCTGCCAGGCAGTGGAGGTTATTGTCAACGTGGAGCGGTTCCGCTGGCAGATCTACACCCCCAACTTTGGCATTGAGCTGGACGGACTGCTGGGCCGGGATCCCGGTTACGCCGCCTCCGAGCTCCAGCGGCACCTGGCGGACGCGTTCCTGCCGGACAGCCGCCTGCTGGGCGTCGCCGGTTTCTCCTACACGTTTGATAATGGAATCCTGACCGCTTCCGTCACGGTAAATACCGTGTTCGGGCCGGTGGATACCACGGTGGAGGTGGTACTGTGATCGACTTTTCCGGGAAAACCTACCGCGCCCTGCTGGAGCTGATGCTGGCCCGTGTGCCCAACTCCCTGGACAAGCGGGAGGGATCCATGATTCAGACCGCCCTGGGGGCGGGGGCATACTCCCTGGAGGAATTCTACCTGGATCTGGACAAGGTGCAGCGGGGCGGGGCCATCCAGACCGCTGTGGGGGAGGATTTGGACAACTGGTCCGTCATCGCCAACGTAGAGCGGTATCCCGCCTCTCCCGCCGTGCGGCTGGGTATATTTGAGCCGGATATTGTCCCCATTGGGGCGCGGTTCTCCACAGTGGACGGCGGAGACAGCGTCAATTTTGTGGTTACATCGAAGGTGGGGCCGGGGCAGTACCAGTTGACTTGCGAGACACCCGGCGTCATCGGCAGCAGCTATACCGGGCCCATCCTGCCCATCACCACCATACAGGGGCTGACCCTGGCGGAGCTTACCGACATCCTGGTACCGGGAGACGATGTGGAGACGGACGAGGCCCTGCGGGAGCGGCTCATCTCCGCCCTGCGGGAGCGTCCCTTTGGTGGCAACGTGGCGGACTACAAGCGGGTGGTCCGGGCCATCGATGGCGTGGGGGATTTGCAGGTGTACCCCACCTGGGACGGCGGCGGTACCGTCAAACTCTCCATCATCGGCGCGGACTGGATGCCCGCCTCCGTACAGTTGGTGGAGACGGTGCAAACAACCGTGGACCCGCCGCCTAATCAGGGCTTGGGCTACGGCACCGCCCCCATCGGGGCAAAGGTTACGGTGGTGGCCCCGGAGACTGTGGCGGTGAACGTGTCCGCCGTACTCACCTTGCGGGCGGGCTACACTGTGGAGCAGATGCAGGCCCTGGTGGAGGAGGCCGTGGGCGGCTATCTGCTGGACATCCGGCGGGACTGGGCCACCCCGGATGCGGACCGGCTCACCAATTACACCTGCTGGGTGTACCTGGCGCGGGTGATCTCCACCATCCTATCCGTGGCGGGGGTGGTTAACGCCACTGGGGTGACGCTAAATGGTGGAGCTGACGACCTCCAGTTGGTTGAAACGGGTCTGACACAACAGGTTCCCATTTTGGGGGAGGTGTCGCTCAGTGCCCGAAACTAACATCTGTCAATACTGGCCCCGTTGGTTCCGGGAAATCCTGGACTTCCAAGCCCTCTGCCAGACCGAAGGGGAAGAACTGCGGGTGATGGCGGCCTTTATGGAGCATGTCCGGGCTAACCTGTTCGTCCAGACGATGGATGAGGCCACCACAGCGGAATGGGAATCCATCTTTCGTATCGTGCCAAATCCGGTGACGGAAACGCTGGAGTTCCGCCGGGACCGCATCTTGAACCGGCTTTCCATGCACCCGCCTTTCACCCTCACCTTTCTGTACCAGCGGCTTGACGCACTGTTTGGTCACGGTAACTGGGAGGTGGAATTGGACTATCCCAATTACACGATTTATATTGAGGCGGCGGTGGAGGACCAGCAGTATTTTTCCGAGATGTCCATCACAATGGACATCATCAAGCCCTGCCACATCGTCTATATCAGCCGTCCCCGGGTGGCGGGGAACTTCCTGCTGTCTGAGTCTATTGTCCGCACAATAGGGGAGTGGAATTACATTTTAGGCGGCTGGGAACTTGGAGCGCTGCCCTTTTTCAGCGGGACCGAGGAGGAGATTATCAAAATGGCCACACAGCCCAGCATTCAACAGGCGTTTTTGGATCAGGCGGCCACCTTTGTGGTGGGAGATATCCAGTCCGTGCGCATTAACGGAGACATCATCATTACCGCGCTGTCCCGGTCTACCGTGGGCAACGTGGGCTCCGTAGGCTACCGGGTGCTGCGGGAGCAGACGGAGGAAGTCAACCTCATCGAGCTGCTGGACAAGGCGGGGACGGTGCTGGCCTCCAGCGCGGTTTACGTCCCGATTGCAGAGGAAACGGTGGCATTCCGCCACGCATTCACAGTGAAGGAGGGAACCTGATATGGCAGACAGACCGCTATCCGGGCCGCTGCCCGCCGATTTGCCGGAGGACTGGACCTCGGGACAGACCATTGCCCCCGCAGGGGCCGACGTGGGCCTTTCAGAGCAGCATGGGTATAACTACCTTATGGCGGCGGTAAACCGCGCCCAGCAGGCTGTGAACGCCATCAACGAGGGCTTTGACGCTATCTCTGTCAAGCAAGCCAACCGCGTTGTGGTGGGCACCTCCACAGCGGGCTGGACCGAGGATGACTGCGACTTCCTGTGCGATGGGACGGATGATCATGTGGAGATTCAGGCGGCAATAGAAGCATCAAAAGAAGGGGACGAAATTTACTTTTTGAGCGGGACTTATATGATTGATGCCCCTCTGGAAGCAAAACAAAATTTAATCGGCTCCGGAACCAAGGAAACAATGTTAAATTTTGGGCAGAATTGTTATTCAAGCGACACCTGCGTAAGCCTGACAATGAGCGGAACAATCGAAAATATGACCATTGCGTGCACTACTATAGATAACAGCAGCGAAAAAGATTACTACATGATTGGATTCAAGGGCGATAGCAACCATGTAAGCAAAGTCAGGCTTTGGCCACCGTCTGATGGCGGATCAATAACTTGTTTGGAACAAGTTAATTATTTAAGTATAACAAAATGCCGACTTTGTTCCGTTGCAAATAAACCGGACATAAACGCAAATTGTTTCCTGGTCTTTTGTGAAAATTATTTAGAAGTAGGAACATCAATCCAGTGTTATTGTTATTCAGGCTGTGTCATCTCTGGAAATTCTGGGTACAATCCAACATTCTACATATCTGGAACAATTGATTATGGCGCCATATCAAACAATCATCTATCTTCGATTGAAATTGACGGCATGAGCGGGAACACTATCATTAGCGGCAACACATTCATGTCAAACCGGGAAAGCATAACCTACATCTATCTAGGCGAAGAAACAAAAAATTTCTTTGTGGCAGGGAACAGCTTCCTCAAACCGTACAACGGGCGCGGCACCTATACCATCACTGACAATGGCACCAACAACATCATCCGCTTTAACAGCAATGATACCGGCGGCGGCAGCGGAATCGCCGGGGTAACCAGCTTCAAGGGCCGTTCTGGCGCAGTTTTGCCCCAATCCGGGGACTACACGGCGGCAATGGTGGGGGCCATCCCAACAGGCACTGTGGCCGCCATCCAGGAGCTGACCCAGGCGGAATATGACGCTTTGGCCACAAAGGATCCCTCTACGCTGTACCTGATTGAGGGGTGAGCGGTATGATCAGGCTTGGATCGGCGGGCATCACCGCCCTGCGGCTTGGCGGGACGGAAATCACACGGGCATATCTGGGGGATCGGCTGGTGTTTGACGCCGCGCCGCCCATCCCCGTCTACACGATTACCGTTGCCATCGACCCGGCGGGGAGCGGAACCGTCGCCGGGGCGGGGCGGTACCAGGAGGGGGAAACGTGCACCCTTGTGGCCACTGTTGCGGATGGGTATAAGTTTACGGGGTGGCAGGAGAATGGGCAGCAGGTGAGCACAGGTAAAAGCTATTCTTTTGCTGTGACCGGGGACAGAACATTTACCGCCGTTTTTGAAGCGAAGGTTTCAAGGCTTCCCACTGGCTATACAGAGCTTGAATACATTGAATCAGTAAAAGATAAATATTACAGCATAGAAACGCCTATTGGGTACAAAAAATCGTTGAGTTATTTGAAAATTGAGCTTGATATTATGGGCACTGATTCAACCTTTACTGGCTCCAGGTCTATTGCAATCTCAAAGAACACGAATACTTCAAACGCTTATTCTGGATTTGAAATTTATTCAACTGCGTTAAACAAGTTTGGAGTTAGCATATATTCCGGGACTAACACGAGTGGCGGCAAATACATTTCTGGCAGCTTTCTAAACAAAAAGGTGCTTGTAGAAGTAGACTTTAAGAATAAAACAATTTCTGTTGACGGAAATTCTGCCTCAATCACAGCAACCACTTCGACACTATACTCCACAGTCTATCTGTTTTCTAACACCACAACCACAAGCCCGGTTCCTTTACGGCTGTATTCTGCAAAGATAACATACGGCGTAGGACTATCCAGTGAAAAACATTACGATTTTGTACCATGTAAAAATTCGTCTGGCGTTATTGGGCTATATGAATTAACAGACGGAAAATTCTACAGAAACCTTGCAAGCGGGACGTTTATCGCTGGCCCCGCCGTATGAAAAAGCCGCCCCGCGAGGGGCGGCGGAAATCCACAACATTTGACAAAACGCAGTGTGCAATGGTATACTTGCCATTAGAAGGACGCTGTTACATAAAGGCGGTTAGCTCACCGTTATTACCCCACGCAAATATCCAACGGGGGAGGTGATGCTTATGGGAGACGGACTGTGGACGAAAGTCCTGCGGTTTGTGGTGAGTTTCATCATTGTGCTGTTCCTGATGATTCTCACGGCCCAGAAAGCGTGTTGACCGCTCGGCTGGCACCCAAGCGGTCAACTTAGTTTGACTTGTCTTTTGGGCTAACCGCTGTGACAGCGCCCTTCTTTATCATTATACCATGTGCCTCCGTTTTGTCAACAATGAAACGGAGGCGATTTTTTATGCCAACCGCACCGCGCATACGGACACAGGGGGGCGTACCAACTGTACCGGATACAGTTGAGTTTCTCGACCGTGTACAAGCTGTCCGCAACGTGTTCCCAGGCATTCCTGGCCTGCCAATGGAAAAAATCTGTAATGGAAGCGAGTGATATCAATGCATGAAAACTGCAATCCCACCGATTGCCCGCTCACCCCCCGCGTGGACGCGCTGGAGCGGGCCAATGAACAGCACGGGAAAACCCATCGGGATGTCTACAACCGCCTGAACAGCCTGGAGCGTGGGGAAGCCGCGCAGGCCGAACAGTACAAGGCCATCTTGGAGAAATTGGACGGACTGACGCAGAAACATGACGCGCTGAACGCCAAGCTCAGCGAACTGGAAGCTAAGCCGGGGAAGCGCTGGGAGGCTATGGTGGAGAAAGCCCTCTGGGCCGTCTGCGCCGCCGTCATCGCGTTCCTGCTTGGGAGGGTTGGCTTGTGAGGGTGAAAGCAAAAAGTGTCACCCGGATCCTGTTCATTACCACCCAGCTGGCGGCGCTGGCCTGGGTGAGCGTGTCCTACCTCATCGCCATCTACGCCACAGTGAAGCTGTCCCAGCCCTTCCCCGTGGTGGAGCTTTCCCAGCAGGCCATTACCACCATCTTGGGTGTGAACGTCATGAAGGTCGTGGAAAACATCTTTGAGCACAACGATGGCCCGATTTTTGGGCACACAAAGGAGGATATATATGACAACAATTGATTGGAAGCGCAAGCTGAGCTCTCGAAAGCTGTGGGCGGCGGTGGCGGGGATTGTCACCGGGCTTGCTATGGTGTTCGGGCTGGACGAGGGCACAATCTCCAACGTGGCGGGCGCCGTGGTGTCTGTAGCGTCCGTGGTGGCGTACATCATCGCCGAGGGCCGGGTAGACGCCGAGGGCGTCAAAAAGGCCGTGGACGACGTGCAGGACGCGGTGGATGACATTAAGGGGGCGGGCGTATGACGGCGGCGGAACGCCTCATTGCCACAGCCGAAGATCAGGTAGGGTATATGGGCAAAAGATCCAACGCCCAGTTGGATGATTTCAAGGCCAACCAGGCCGGGAAGTACAATAAGTACGCCCGGGACCTGGACGCCCTGGGAGACTTCTACAACGGCCCTAAGAACGGCTTTGACTGGTGCGATGTGTTTGTGGACTGGTGCTTTGTCCACACGTTTGGGCGGGAAATTGCCCAAAAGCTGCTGTGCCAGCCTGACAAATCTTTGGGGGCGGGCACCAAATATTCCAGAGACTACTATAAGAGCAAAGGGCGGCTGTACGGTACCCCAAAGCCGGGTGACCAGATTTTCTTTGGGGACAGCTCGTCCATTTGGCATACCGGGATTGTGGTTAAGGTGGAGGGCGGCTTCGTCCATACCGTGGAGGGCAATGCCGGGAACCCCAGCGCCGTACGCGCCTGCCGCTATGTGGTTGGCGGGCGGAA